GGATACCTGTAGCTGGGTAAGGTAAAACTTCAATAGCTAATATACCTACTCGAATAGCTTTTATAACAGTTTCTATAGTAGTCAACACACTTGATATTGATTTTACAGTAGTATATACACTATTTATAACTCGAGCTAAATTATTACGTTTTTTAATTAAACTTAATACAACTGATTTTTTAGGGCATTTACATAAATTAAGTATTTGGTTGGTAGGTAATTTTTTTAGGATAGCTTGTAATGCTAGGGCACCAAAAGGAGCTAATAATTCTATAACAGTTGGTAATAAAATATTTTTTAAATCTTTCTTTTTCTCATTAATACTAACTAATATTTTAGCAGGAGCGTCTAATTTAGCCCTAGATTGTTTAGATATATCTTGTCCTTCTTGTTCATTTATTTCTTGAAGAATAAGATTCTTAACTTGGTCTTTAAAATTAGGCACTAAAAATAAAGTTACACGACTAACATCGTATATTTCAGTCTCACCCTCATCACCAGTTTTAGATAAACCATTTATATTTTTAAGTTCATAATCATCTTTAGTAAGAACTATAGTAGTACCTTTAGGATCAAAATTAGTTGTTTCAACAGTAGTACTCCATTCTCCATTACTGTCACTAGTTAATTTAACAGATTTTGGAATAGAAGGTATATTTATACCACTTAATGAAGGTGTATTTATCCCATCAATAGTAGGTACATTTATACCACCAGATAAATCAACAGGTTTACTAACAATAGTTATATCGACTTTAACACCAGATAGTGGGTTTCCATCTTCATCGACAGTATATCCTTTAATTAAAACCTCAGTTGATGTAGATGTAAAAGCCATAGATATATTATTTAGCTATATTTACTTTATTTGATAACATAACTTTACCATCTATAGATGTTTTTAATGACTCACAAGCTGCTTTTAATACTGGGCCTATAGCGGTTAAAGCAGGGGCAGGACCAAGTATAGTTGTATGAGTTGTTAAAGCATCACCTACTGCACTTAAAGCTACTGTTAATGCTTTTAAATTACTCATTAATGCTTCTCCCATAACTGCTGATTCAGTATTCACAGTAGATCCTAGTATTACTTTTCTACAATTTAAAACAATTTGATCATTAGCATCAACATTAACAGAAGTATCTGAAGCTAAATGGATTGATTTTTCAGATAGTAAAAGTATAGAATCAGTTTTAGCATTAAAAACTAAACGTCCTGAATTTAGGATTATTTGATTTTGAGTATAAGCATCAACATTTGTAGGTGGGGTTTTTCCTTGAAATGAATCTTTAAGAACACAAGCGGGGAATAATCCTATTTTTTGGGTGCTAGTCATATAAATTGAAGACTTATCAGGGTTGATGTCTTCAACTGTTGGGACCCAAGGTTCATTTGTGTTAGTAACTCCTTTTGTTCCTTGACCGTTTCTAATAATAGTGATAGGATCACCATTTGTTCCTTCAGTAGACCAAGTATTTGCTAAAACAGCATTTTTTACAGTAGCACCTAATCTAATAGAATTACCAAATCTTCCTTCATATATTATATCTCCTTCATATGGTAAAAGAGGATGATTTTTAATGGTATTATCCTCATTAAATGTATTACCTAATTGTATATCAGGAGATTCAGGAGTTATTCTTCTATAAGCCCCAATAGTGGCTGATTCATAATCTGAATTTGAAGTAGAGGAAACAGGAACAGCTGATGGAATAGCGTTATGTACTTGACTATTCCATAAATTTAATGGTGGTAAATAATATGGTACAACAGAGTTTGTATTACCAGAAGCGTTTGAATCAACTAAATAAACTATATGTATTATCTCATTTTTTAGTGGATAATGTTTTATATTAGGAAATAAAGGATAAGCATATGATTGCCAATTAACCTCTGATGAGAAATTAGGATTTTTAGCATCTTCCCAAGCTATAGTACCTATACTGTTCCATTCACCAAATGGTTTCCATTTCTCATGTTTATTATCTAGGATAATATCTTTAACTCTGCCTGAGATAAAGGTAGTTGAAGGAGAACCAAAAGGACTATTAGTAATTGATGGTGAACTAAGTCTATTATCAGGCATTATTCACCTCCTTCTTTAAACTTATCTATTTCAGCTAATAATTGAGCTTTTTCTTCTTCAGAAATACCAAAACCGCTTTCGGCGGTTCCATTATTACTCATAATACGTTGAATGATAGTAGCCATTTTAATTAATTGTTCATCATTTTTAACACTTATTTCTAAGTATTCTTTAATTAAAGGAACAATTAAAGTAGCATCTCCTATCTCATTCACTAATGGTTTTAGTTCTGATATGAGAGCAGAGATTTGTTTTTCTTTTTTCTTTTGATTATTATATATCTCCTCTAATATATCAGAAAATTTTTTACCACCAAATACAATATTATCTAAACCATTCATGGTATTTATTTAATTATAAATATACTTATGGGAAATTTGTATACCCATTTTCTAAATAGAAATAATAGTGTTCTTTAAATATATCGTAAAGTCTATTTGCTATTTTAGTAATTTTAGGTGTTTTAGCATCAATTATTTCTCGGATGTAGATATATAATGCTTTTTTATTAAAGATTTCTATACTTTCTCTTTTACGGAATAATTCTAGAATTGCATCTGCTATTTTAGCATCCCCATCTTTAGGGAATAATGTATGAATATTTTTAGAACAATAATCAACATATTGATCCATAAACACATTTAATTTTTGATTAGCAGGAGTATCATCAATATTATAACTATGTCTTTCATCTGATTCTAATTCTTCAACTGGGGCTTTATCTACTCGTTTTTTGTAATTTTTAGTATTAGAAATAATAAGATAACGTTTAGCAATAGTCCCAAAATATGAATATGCTTTAGCTCCTTTTTCTGGGTTGAATAAATGGATTTTAGAAAGTAAAAATGAAATTACTTCATGTTGTAAATCCTGAATATTATCGACTTCAGTATAGTAAAATTTAAAAGTATGGATAATATTTTCTGTTAATTTAAAAAAAGCATAATGGATACGATCACTATAAATTCTACTCCTTACCTCAAAATCTAAAGTATTATTATATTCAATAATAGCATTTTCTGTTTCTTGAGTGAAATACATTCCACTTGTTTTAGGTTTAACTACTACAACTACTTCATCACTCATAAATTTTTAATATTAAATTGATTTAAAATACTTTGGATTTGTTTAATTGATTCAAAAAAGAAACCTACTTCATCATCTGATTTGAATGATTCTTTAGCATCTACTTCTTTAAGTTTTTTATCTGAGAGTTCAATTATATCAGATACTTTATTTAAATAAGACATATACCCCATTAAGATATCTTCTTGTTTTTCATTTTTTCTAAGTAAGTTAAAGGTCGTGTATCCTAAGATCACGACCATCAAACTTAATATAACAATTGCTATAATCATATATTATCTAGTAAACTTTTTAATCCTTCACTCTTGATATTACCTAAAGCTTTAGTCTTAATAGGTGATTTTTTATTTTTTTCAATTGTGAAATTTGATGAATTACTTTGGGTTACTTCGCCTTTAAGTTTAGGCATCCATACTTGTTCAAACTCAATACGTGCCGCCATTAAATCCGCTTGATGCACAATAAACACTAACGCAGTACGTGGTTTTGTTTCTGGTGACCAAGACATTAAATATGGCTTGTTAGCATCATCATATAAACCATCATGTAATTTAATTGCTAACATTTCGTTTCTGGAAAATGTAATACCATGAGACATGAGTAAATGCAATCCACGATCTGGTACTGACATATATTCAAGTCGATCATTAAATTTATAGTCTTCACCTAATTTCTCTTTACGCCATTGGTCTGTCTGAGGGATATATGATTCGTTTTGTTCATCACCCATTTTACCTAGATCATGATTTAAAGAGGCAAATACTAATTCTTCAACTGTATATGTTGAAGCATCAACTCCCATTTCTACCCAAACTTTATTTAGTTTAAGAGCACACTGCACTACTCGTAATACATGATCTACATAACCACCTGGGAATGCATTATGATATTCTTTTTTATGGGAAGCAGGCATGAGCATAACACGTTCAGCATATTGCTCATAAAATGCTTTTAATTCAGAACATCTAGGTTCAGAGATATGTTCATCAATGATGGACAAAAATTTGTTCCAATTGTCTTGGATTTGTTCTGCTGTTA